CTTGGCCATTGTTTGCGGTCATTGCACCTATAAACCGTGGCCACAGATTATCTGGCCGTCGCTGGACAAGCATCTGCACGCCATTGAGCCTATCGACGGTACGGTGAAAACGGAACCGGGTCAGACCTATACATATCACGTCGGCATGGGCAATTACACGTTATACGCTGAGGAGGTAACGCCGTGAGCGATTTTGAATATGCCACCGTCGCCGAGTTGCAACAGCGTATTGACGGCAGTGGCGGCGTGAAATGGGCGCCAGAGGACGGCGTTGCGATGGGGCTGGCAATCAACGCGGCCAGCCGCTGGGTCGATGAATACATGGACACGCGTTTTACGGCCGCGCAGGAGAGCCGCCTGTATGTCGCCCGTTTCCCGGACGTGCTATACGCCGATGATTTTCTTTCCATTGTCAGCGTCAAGAGCGACGAGGATGGTGACGGCGTATATGAGACGACATGGCCGTCGACCGATTACAGGCCAGAGCCGTTTAACGCCACGGCCAAGGGGCGGCCATATCGCCAGCTACGCGCCACCGGCGGGGCGCGATTCAGCACCCGTCGCCCGGTCGAGGTAACGGCGGTGTTCGGCTACTCCGAGAACCCTCCGCCCCCTATCCGGCAGGCCGTACTCCTGTTGGCCCATCGCCTATGGATGCGCAAAGACGCTGTTTTTGGCGTTGCCGGAACGGCTGGGCTGGGCGTGTTCACCGTCATGGCGCAGATTCAGGCCGATGCTGACGTTATGGCGTTGCTCGAGGGGGTTGATCGTCGCTATGTCTAACCCGTCGATAGTCAACACGATTGCGGCGCTGGTTAACGTTGTCAGGGACGTACCCGGCATCGTTTTCGCACCGGACAACCCGCCGTCCCAGATAGCGACCACGCCCGCGGCCGTTGTATGGCTGACACAGGGCCGGGCGACTATCGGCCCACCTGAGTTATCTACTCATTATCATCAGGTACGCATCGGGTTGATCACCGGCATGGGCAACATAGCCACAGCCGATCAGGTGATTTTGCCTCAAGTCGAACCGACTATCGACGCTGTTTTCAGCGCGTTAAAAAACGGTGACTTGCCGGGCATTCACAACATCGCTGAGATAACCTACACCTACGGCCCCATACAATGGGGTGACATCTGGTATTTCGGCGCAATGATTGATTTAGGCGAGATAAAATTACAGCGGGAATTATAGACGCGGCCACGCCGCAAGGAGAAATGAAACATGGCGCAATGGGCACGTAAAACCCAGATCGGCAAAGAAACAACGGCGGGGACGCCGGTGGCTGCAACGACCGTATGGCGCGGCCCGGCGTCGGGCCTCGAGGATGTTCGAGAGCCGGTATTTGTGAACGAGCAGGTAGGCATCGCCATCCCGTCGCTGCGAGCCTACACGCCACAGATCGGCGGCGCATGGTCGCAAGAGGCGACTGAGGCGACGTTCGAGCAACTACCCTACATCCTGCAAGCCGGGATTAAAAAAGTGGCCAGTCCGACAAACGACGCTGGTTCCGGTGCGTCGGGTAAAATCTGGACGTTCGACGTTGGGTTAACCTCGGCCAACACCATCCAGACATACACCATTGAAACCGGCGACAATCAACAGGCGGAGGAGATGGAATACTCGTTTGTCACCGACTTCACGCTATCCGGCGAACGGGGACAAGCCGTCATGATGTCGTCTAACTGGCAGGGGCGGCAGGTGAAAGACACAACGTTCACCAATAGCCTGACCGTCCCGACCGTTTCTGAGATGATGGCCGGGAACGCGGCCCTGTTTATCGACGATAGCGGCGGCACGATTGGCTCGACGGCGAAAACGGCCACCCTGCTATCGTGGCAATTGAACGTCACGACCGGCTGGAGGGCGAAATATGTGCTGGATAAAAACCAGCTATATTTCGATTACCACTATTTCGACCCGGCCACATTTGCCGGTGAATTCAGCGCGACGTATGAGTACAACGCCGTGGGTGTGGCCGAGCGCGGTAAATGGCGCGACAACAAGCCGCGCCTGATCCGGTTGAACGTCGAAGGCCCGGCGTTAACCACCGGCGGGACGGGCTACCAGAAGAAAACGTTACGCATCGATATGGCCACGGCCTATACCAAGTTCGACCCGATTAGCGACGACGATGGTAACACCGTCGTGACTGTGACGGGGCGCGTTGGCTACAGCGCGGGTGACACGCTGGGTCTGAAACTGATCGTGGTCAACGAATTATCAGCACTGCCCTAACGGATAACGGGAGGATTACAATGAGCGATACTATCAAACTTTTTCGGGTTACGAATGAACGAACGAACGAACTGGAATTCGGCGTGATCGTCGATATGTCCAGCGAGGGGCCGCGCCAGATGCTGGCCGCGTTTGCGTTATTGAAACATTTTGCCGTGGGCGACGACGGGGAATACCTCGATGACGCAACGGCAGACGCGGCCGTGAGAAAGCTGCCGGTCGGCGAAATCGCGACCACGGCAGCGCGCATGTTTGAAAACATGAATGAGCAGGCCGGCGTCCCAAACGGGTAAGGCGGCGCATTTATCACGCCGCCCTGCGACCTAACGCTCCGGCGCATCTGCCGGGCTGGGTCGGGATTTTACAGGCGGCTGAGACGTGGGGTGTGCCGCCGTGGGTAGTGACCGGCGAGACACCGCCGGAACGGATGACGTGGTATCTGCGCCACCGGGCTTACGCCGACGAAGTAGCTCGCGGCCAACGGGACGCGCAGAAACACGAGAACAGGAATGGCTAAACATAAGGTCGAAATCGTCATTGACCTCGAGGACAATACCAGCGGGCCTCTGGGTAAAATAACGACCGGATTCAAGGCCCTCGGCGGGCTGGCCCTCGGCGGCTTCTCCATGGCCGCCAGCGGCCTTACGGCTGTTGGCGGCGCGGCGTTGAAATTGGCCAGCGACGCGGCGGCCATTCCCGGCATCACCAGTTCGTTTGAGGCGTTGACCGGCTCGCTGGCTGGCGGATCGTCGGCGATGCTGGCCGCCCTGAAAGAATCATCGGGCGGGTTGATTTCCAATACCGACTTGATGAAATCCTACAATCAGGCGGCGCAACTCGTCTCCCGCGAGTTTGCCGAGCAGTTGCCTGAGGCGATGGTCTACCTGAGCAGGGTGTCAGCGTCTACCGGCGAATCGATGGATTACATGCTGGACTCCATCGTTAAGGGCGTTGGCCGTCTGTCGCCGATGATTCTGGACAACCTCGGTATTCAGGTCGACCTGACAGAAGCTAACGAAGCATATGCCAAGAGTATTGGAAAATCGGTCGATGAATTAACCAAGAGCGAGCAGCAGACGGCGCTCACGAATCAGGTCATGGCCAAACTGGCCGAGAATACCGAGGGCATGGCCGGGATGAGCGATCCGTTTACTAAATTGCGAGTGTGGATCAGCAACCTGAAAGACGAGGTTGGCGCGCGGCTTATTCCCGTCATGACCCCGCTCATTGACAAATTGATGGAGATTGGCGAGCGCGTCATGCCGGCCGTCATGGGCGCGTTTGAACGGGCGGCCGGATTTGCCGCAAGGCTGGCCGGGGCCATTGTCGAATTCGTTGATCGCGTTAGCAACGGCGTCCCGGTGATCGACGCCCTGATTCTGTCGTTACGCGGCCTGATACCGCGCGAGATGCTGGGCCAATTAATGCAGTTCCGTAATGAAGTGCTCCCGGGACTAATCGACAAGTTCGGCCGTTTTCGCGAGACAATCACCGCGCTGGCCACGCCGATTCTCGAGGCAATAGCGCAGTTCGTGTCATGGAAGGACGTTTTAATCGGCGCAGCCATCGGGATCGGGATTATCCTGTTACCGATTATCTGGTCGATTATCTCAGCCATCGCCGCGATTGCCATTCCTATCGCCGCGGCCATCGCCGTGGTCGCTCTACTTCGTAACGCATGGGAAAATAACTGGGGTGGCATTCAGGATAAGGTCAGCGCCGTTATTGAATTCATCAAGCCGTTAATTCAGAACGCATTGCAGGCCATCCAGCAGTGGTGGGCTGAGAATGGCGATGCCGTTATTGCCGGGGTAAAACAGACGTGGGACATAATCACTCAAATTATATCGGCCGTTACCGATACGATTTCAACGGTCGTATCGGGATTCCTGGCGGCTATCCGTCAGTGGTGGGCTGAAAACGGCGACGCTATCATCGCCAAGGCGCAGGAAGTGTGGCAGGTTGTCCAGCTTGGCTTTCAGATGATCAGCGCGTTTATCACTGACACGCTGATCCCAACGTTGCAGGCCCTCTATCAGAAATGGGTTATAGAAGTGTGGCCGACGATTCAGACGGTGACCCAGAATGTCTGGACAGTTGTCAGCGGCGTGTTTACCGAGATGGGGCGATGGATCAACGATAACATCATCCCGTGGATTCAGTTTCTCGCCCAGAAATGGGACGAGGAATGGAGCAACACCCGTGCGGCGATAGACGAGTTTTGGCGATTTGTAGAACCGTTGTGGATCAGGCTGAATGAATGGCTAGAGGTGAATATCCCCCTTGCACTGGCCGCGCTGAAGAGGGCGTTCGATTTCGAAATGAAAGCGATCATGTCCTACATTCAGCCGGTGATCACCATGTGGGACACACTGGTCACGGCCGTCAAGGGGTTCTGGGACTGGATAAGCGGCAAGGTTTTTGAGTTTAATTTCAAAATCCCAGACCTGCCGCAATGGGCGAAGCCTGGCTCGCCGTTACCGATTCATACCGCATGGGCGGCATTTGGCGACGACATGGATAAAATCGGCCGCCAATTAGCAGGAGGGTTTGATATGGGATTAGGCAAGGTCGCGACCGTGGGCGGCGCGGTTGTATCGCCGGGCATGGCTGCGGCAGCTACCAACAACAACATGACGATCAACATCGACGCCCGGGGCGCGTCAACCGGCGTGGCCGATGAAATTGAACGACGTATCGAGGATGTCATGGCGCGGTACGGCGTCTGGGCGGACGCGCGAGTGCGCACAGGAGGCTGGTAGGTTATGGCCTATTCTCTGCAATTGGTATCAGGCGTGAGCGACGTCCTGATTGATTTTCTGGCGGCCGACAGTCCGTACCGGATCACGGCCTGGACTCCGGCCGTCGGACAACATCGGGCGGGCGACGGCGGGATCGAGGATGTGGTCGAGCGGATGACAGTCTCCATCCGTAGCAATGCGCCGTATCAGGCGACGCAAGCTCTGGTGGCGGCTATGCAACAGGCGACGGCATGGGCCAATGGCGAGGATGTGCCACCTGTGTCGTTGAATTGCAAGCTGTACAATTCGAGTGAGACCATGTTTTCGCGCATCACCGGGCCATCGGGTAACGCGCCGATGGTCGCCTTGCCGCCCGGCTACAATGTGGCTACAGCGACAAATCACATTGACGGCGTGGTGCTGACATTTATGCGGGAAGGGGTGTGGCTGTATTGGGCCCCGGTTCCGGGCATACCGCCCACGCCGGGTTCCAACAACCCGTTGGTCGCGTCGATGTCGTTCCGCTGGGGGGACAGCACCGCGCCAGCCCCGTATTCCCTCGCGTTGTCATCGACGAGCGCATTTATCCCGTTTAAATCGTATGTCCTGATCGCGTCGGGCGAGACGGCGGCGGCTGCTGAGGAGCGGTTATTCATCGTCAACGCCGAGGCGTTGGCCAGCGGCGGCTATACGACGCAAAGTGACGCCGATGCGCTTAACGGGTCAGTGCTTAAGGCAACTACGGGCACGGTCGCGCAAACGTCACTTTACGATATTTCGTCAATGACCACGGCGAAGAGCGAGCAGTGGGCATTGTTCATTAACGCCAAGACCAGCAATAGCACCACGAAGTACCAGACAACGATCTGGCTACGCAGCCAACGGGGATCATTCCAGACGAGATCCTTCATTATCGATAACCAGCAACAGTGGCGATACGTCGGCAATGTGAGCGTCAACGGCAAGTGCATCGGCATTGGTATGGGGAACGCTAGTCGGCTATCGGGATCGGGCGATATGCACATCGATTCCATCGCGCTACTGGCCACGACCGGTGGCACGGGGCGGGCGGTATATATCAGCGACAATCAGGCGGCGGGGACAGTTGTTTTAAATGACGTCGGCGTTTACTATCGCAATCCGCGCGTAACCGCCGCCGCCGTTGACAGCTTTGACTATTACGATATTAATGTGTTTCGCGGCGATCCACTTCTGTCGTTGCCCGCCGGGCATGACGCTATCGCCGTGTCATTCCTGAGTAATCAACGGCACGCGGGCGGCACGCGCTGGCGGTCGATCAATCAGGACGGGAATGTGACGAAGTTGAGGCTCTCCGGACTTTTTGTCACCGCCGGACATTTTACGCTGGAGTAATAATGACCAGTATCGTAGTGCAGGTCTCCGCATCAAACGATGACGCAATCCAGAATGCCAGCACCAACAATGTGCTCCTGACCGCCAAAATTGAAATCTCGTCGACCTACAATCCGGCTGGAGTGCGGTTCACCAATGTCACCATCCCCAAAGGGGCGACAATTGACT